TGTAGTTCATTTGACACACTACCAAGTTAATAAGTTTGGCCATGAAGGCTATGTATATGGAGGAGTGTGTGATGAGGGAACTGTTTATGGTGACTGTGGTAGTCCACTTATTATTGTAACTGAAGCTGGTTGTGCCATTTTGGGTATACACGCTTTTGGGGTTGATCAACGTAGTGAAGCTCTAGCTATAGACAGAAGGTTAATATCTTCACTAGTAGATATGTCAGTACAAGCTGGAGTGTTATTGGAGTTAGATAAAACAACCAATCCCGTTGTAGATTTGCACCATAAATCAACCATCCGCTTTGTAGAAGAAGGCCAAGCTAAAGTAGTTGGATCCTTCGCAGGATTTCGACAAACTCCTCGATCGCGTGTTGAACCCACACCTATTGCACAATCGTTACCATTCCCTGTGTGTGGTTACAGGCCAATCATGGAAGGTTGGGAACCATGGCGTATTGCGTTATTAAGCCTGACAAATGCTTCGAACAAAATGAAAAGCGGAATACTAAGGCAGTGTGCTGAGAGTTATTTTGATGACCTCTGTCAAAATCTTAAAGGTTTAGAATCTATACACACAATTGATTTGTTCACAGCTCTTAATGGAGCACCAGGGGTGACTTATATTGATAAATTGAACCGCAGAACATCTGCTGGATTTCCCTGGAGAAGTACCAAGAAGAAGATTTTAATACGCATTCCAGAAATGGATGGTGTACCTGATCCCGTAGTTTTGACAGAAGATGCTTTAGCACGAGTGGATCACATAATAAACCAATATAAAAAGGGAATTATGGTGCACCCGATTTTCATTGCACATTTGAAAGATGAACCAGTCTCCAAGCGGAAATTTCTAGCAAAGAAAACTAGGGTATTCAGTGGTGGACCGGCAGATTGGTCAATTGTAGTTCGTATGTTATATCTACCCATTATCAAGCTCATACAAGAAAATTCATTTTGTTTTGAATGTGCTGTTGGAGTAACAGCTCAGAGTGCTGAATGGACTAGGATTGCTCGCTATTTATTACGCCAGAATTTAGATGATGGATCTAATGATGGTGGAGTGAGCAGTCGTATGGTTGCGGGTGATTATGCTAGTTTCGACAAGACTATGAGTGCAGAAGTAGTTCTTTTAGCTTGTGAAATTATGTGGCGCTTAGCGGAGAAATCTGGAAATTATTCTGAAGAAGAGATCCG